AGTATGCTTTAGCCATCGCTTCGGGGGACTCAAACTTCTCAGGAAGCCACTCAGGACGTTCTTCAGCCGTAATCTGAGCCTCTCGTTGAGCCTCTTCTTCAAGTTTAGCCTGTTGAGCAGCCTCTTGATCTGCTGCTTCTTGTTCTAGACCTTGAAGGTCTGCTTCAGAAAAGGCAGCATCTCCAGCGTCTTCGTGAGTTTCCACTTTTTGATAATCAGCCATTTACGTTCTCCATTTGTTTCGACATTGCATTCACAGCGTTAGGTCCTAGAGATTCAGTCATTTGTGCCATCTGTTGCTGTTGCATGGCAGCAGCGATCTCTTGCTCTGATTTAACAAGACCATCAGTGTCTATTCCCAGTGCGTAGGCACGACGCGACATGTACTCTCTAATATCAATATATTGAGATAATACCTCAGGACCAAGAACTTGCGCTATGCCAGCCAAATAAATATCAAGGCGATTTAAGTCGTTCCCGCGTCCTAGTGCTTCTATTCCTGTGATTATTGTAGGAGTAATCTTATCCCTTGGGATTTTGGGGAGATTCTTGTCCTTCTGCATCCTATCCATAATTCTATTGACCAGAGGGAGTTGGAACTCCTGAGATAAGACGCTGTATATTCCGCCAAGTTGTCTCTCAATAGACTGTGTTACTAGCCTTACTTCTTCTGCGGTAACGCGATCCGCATTACGAATAGTTGATTCTGTAAGGAGGAATGCATATGATAAACGCTCTTGAATCTGCTGCATCGCATTGAGTGCGACACCGAAATCATTTGCCTTCTGAGTTTGCAATACACTGACATCTGCGGCCGATCCTTCCCTTATTGCGCCATTGGGACTCTCTGCAAGAGTCTTGGCTCGTGTAGTACCATTTGGATTCACTAGGAACAATACCTTAGAAGAAGCCGCTGCTCCTTCTACGATGGCCTTGGTTAGCCCCTCCAACGACGATAGGTCGCCAAAGTATTGTTCAACATAGCCTCTCCCGTAATCCTCCCCATCCACCCGCATCATTCTAAGAGCGATGAAGGGGGAGTGACCTTTAGGGAACTTTTGTATAGTCTCTTCGATGATCTTGCCTTGCACCTCTTGTACAACCTGGACTTTCCCGTCATCAAGGATTTCTTGTTTCGTGTAGATATCACAGTGATCTTCATACTCAGCCAGTTGAGATTCCACATACTGCCTAATACTGGGAGGAAGCATAGCCGGAGCCACCGTTTCTTTCAATATGATGCACCTAGCGTTACCCATAGGGTCTCTCTTAACAATAAAGCGATCAAGGTGGATCACTCGCATAGGACCCTTGTCTGGCAAGTATAAAAGGGCATTGCCTGTCACGACAAGGTGTCGCAGGGCCTCAAAGGTCGCTACGCGAATGTTATTTGCTTCAATTTCTCTAGAGACTGCACGTTCAATGTCAGCCAGAGATGTCTCTACCTCAGTCTTTATTTTTGGGTCTATGGATTCTAATTTCTTCATCTCTTTCTCATCGAGAACAAGTCTGAAGAATGGGGCATTTGGAGGCAGTAAACTCAGCAGAAGGGCTGAGGATAAATTATTAACTCCTCGCGCGCCCACACTTTGCCAAGGCGTAGGAAATTTTCTAGCCCCGTTCCCGTCATCAGGTAGAATCGTGGGGACTGTGAGTCTTGAGGAATCTCTCCCTCTCTCTAAGAATGACGATCTTTGGGATTCGCACTTAGAATATAGACTTGCTATAGAACCTTCACCATGCATTAGACATTAACCGAGCCTGTGGACCCGCCTCCTAGTGGTATTGTGTACTTCGCCTTGCCTGACTTAAACCCCGAAGCAGCCCTTCGCTTCTGTGCGGCGGTTTTAGCCCTCTTTTGAGGGTTCTTTTCGGGCGGCATCTGTGGTAATGAGGGAGGTGCGGACACCGTAACAGGAGCCGGGGGTGGAGGCGGTGGCACAGGAGCCGGAGGAGGCACTACCTGAGCCACAGGCGCACTAGGAAAACACATAGTAATTACTCCTTGTTGTCTAGGATATTATCATTCTGCTCGTTGAATATCTGATTCAAGAACCTAATAACTGATCGCTGCCCAGAAACAAACCAGACAGTCTTTTCGTCCCATTCAATATCGGGACATCTCTCAGGCCATCTTCTGTTTAGTTCTACCAATAATGCTTCCGATATTGCTGGAAATTGTAAATCTTTGTTTTTCATTCCGTATAGTCATCCTTATATTCGACCAAATAAACGTAAAGTGCTGTCAGCACACAATTAAGAGGGGTTCCACAACTTAACCTCTTCTTTTTTCATATCAAACTCCCCCCACCGAAGTATCCTAGCGACCCTAGCCTGAACCAGGGCATCCTCTTCCTCTATACCTGCTTTTCTATACGCCTCAACTACGGCTTCCCAACTAGGGGTATTGAGAATTTTAGCCCCTGTCTTAGGTCCAATTCCGGGGCATCCTGAGTAGCCATCTACTGCGTCTCCCATCAAAGCCTGTAGGAGATGGTTGTAGTCCGCTTCCTCATCGGTGATCTCCACAACCCCCTCAGTATCCCTGTTGGGATTGTAGTGAAACCCCGGAACAGTCTTTAGGTCTTTGTCTATAGTAACTATAACCTTCTGACCTTTAATTTTACCCAAACCCGGAGAGCCTGCCAGTAAACCCAGCACATCATCGGCCTCTAGCGTATTCACCTCAAATGAGCGATAGGTTCTCTTACAGTAGTCCTTAAGTTGAGGAAATATGAGAGGTTTTCTTTTTCTCTTTCTATTATGTTTATATGAGGGAAGAATAGTCTTCCTCCAGTTCTGCGGACTAGATAGTGCAACGATTACCTTATCGGCTTCTAATCTCTCTTTAGCATCCGCGATCCAGCAGTCGAATCTCTGTGTTGCTTCCCTGAGGTCTGAATGAAGCGTCCAGAAGTCGTCTCCCCAGTCTACGGCTACTTCACAGACATTGGTTACTTCATAAAGAGCAATATCACCATCAATTAGTAAAGTTCTCATCTTCAGTGCCTCCTGCTTGTATTGCTAATTTACCTAACTCAATAAGTCCTACACATGCGTGGTAAGAGCCTGAGAACGAGATGGTTAAGTCTTCGATCTGGCTAGTCCTCTTAGAAGCCGCTAGGAACACCATCTCATCAAACCGACCCTGAATCTCTCTGAGCATATCTTCAGTTGGAACAAAAGTAAGGTCCTTCACAGCGATGTTCTCTTGATGCTTCGCATCCGCTTCTTTATGGAGTCTCTCATAGCAGAATGAGGAGGATACTTGTATATCTTGGTTAATAACTCAGCCTGCTCTCCCTTATCCCTGAGATATTCTTGTATACTATTGCATATAGACACAGCAAGAGAGCCACTTACTCTCCACCTGAAAACAGAGCGTCCTTTGCAAGTCTTTCTGTTCAGCATTCCACACGCACCCCCTAATATCCTGTGAATCTCTTCAATAACAGATCGACAAGTTGAATCTACTGCTATGCGAGGACCATTGTCCACTGTAAAGCACCCCTCTCCGTCAATCAGCCCGGCTACCCACGCTGCATCAGTGGGTTTCAGCCCAGTTAGTTCCAATTTTGTACTCTCCATCGAGGGGGCAGCGGAATCCGAGGGCTTTCCCTGCTTCTTGTATTGCTTGCACTGCGACTTTTCCGACTTCATCTGCTAGTTCCATCCGTACCTGTAGTTGAATCTCGTCGTGTATATGTCCAACCTGCATGACATCTTCAGTTGTCCACCCTCTGGCTTTAAGGCTCCCGTGTAAAATACAAGTAGCCTCTTTCATTGCGATGGCTCCTGCTGATTGTAGCAGAGTATTAAACGCACTATGGGGTGATCTAATTTTTAATTTTCTACCATCTACTCCAGTCAGATACTCTTGGTGCTTAAGTCTGTGCTGTATACCGTTTTGTATCTTCTTAATAGCCGGAGTCTTCTTGAAGAATTTATTCTTTAAGGCACGACCCTCGTTTCTACCGCCATCAACCAGAGTGCCTATTTTGGCATCTCCAGCACCATAGCAAATGGCGTATATCAGAGTTTTTGCCTCATCTCTAGAAGAGAGACCCGCCGCCTCTTGGTTCGCTGTGTGAATATCTCCGTGGAGTATCTCTTCGGTGTATTTGCCTTCATCAAAGGGGAAGGTGTAATGAGCCAAGCACCTCAGTTCCAAACCACTAGCATCCACGCCTACTAGAACGTATCCTTCAGGTGCTGTGAATAGACTGCGACACTCTTTGCCCCACATAGCACCAACTCTGGGAACCTGAGCCATATTTGGGTGACTATGAGTGCATCGAGATGTCACTGCGCCGCAGGAATTTACTCTCCCATGGATTCTTCCATCTACCTCTACCTTGAGCCATGCCCTCCTACCATCTGATATTTGACCCAGTCTCTTTACAAGAGTGAGATACCGAATCAATAACTTTGCCTCTGGATATTCAAGAAAATCAAGAACAGATTCATCAACTTTAGGACGGCCTTCTCCTGTGAAAGCAGACGGTTTCCACCCATACTTTCCGATCAACCCCTTGGCAATCTGGTCTCTAGAGGAGGGGTTAAAGGGTATCTTCTTCACACGTAACTCACCATTCAACAGCCTTGGTCGTATCTTCAGAGGAGCATCACCCTTTTTCCTATACCTCTCCTTGGAGATAGGGTCTTCGTAATATGCGGGAGTCTTCATCTTGATTGTCTGTGATGGAAATTCTTTTTGTAGTGTTCTTTGTAGTTCGTCTTTTTCTGCCAAGAGGACCGAGTGTAAATCCTTAGCGGCGTTTACGTCGAAAGCGAATCCGTTTCTCTCTTGTTGAGAGATTATTCCCGCGAATTCGTGTTCGACTTTCGTGGGGCGGACTGGGGGTCCCTCCTCTTGTATCTTATTCCATAGTGCCTGAGTCACCTTTACGTCTTGATTACAATACTTAGCCATTTCAGGAGTGAACACTTCCCAGTCAGTGTCTTCACCAAAGTCTCCTTTGTGGATGCCAAGACGAACACCCCAAGACTTTAGGGATTGTCTTCCAATGAGATGTCGTGGGAAGTGGGGAATTTGCCAGTCTTCATTTTGTACGTCAGGCCATAGCATCCTGCACATTATCAGTGTGTCTCTAACACAGCCCTCTGGTTTCCAGTCAGGGTAGAGACGCTGTATGGCTCTTATATCAAAATCTTGAATGTTATGTCCAACGATAACATCAGCAACCCGCAGCCTCTCCAGTGCCTCTTCAATTTCCACAATCTCCGGCTCACCATCTAGAGTCGCTATAGATATGCAATGAATAGTCTTCAGTCCTAGCAGTGTAGAGAAGTTGGAGATCGCGTTGGTTTCTATATCAAATATTAAAGTCGTCATAATCATCTTCTTTCAGTGTAAGGAACGCGGGTGTAAACTCCCCCACATAAGCACCAATCACGTTATATTCAAAAAACTCTTCTGCCTCATCGAGAGGCATGTCTCTAGCAAGAATCTTAATACACATCGCCCGATCATACACAGCAAACTCTTTATTAAACTGTTGAGCATGTCCAAGCAGGGCTTCTTCAAAACCATCAGCGTGTAGTATCATCTTCTATGTCTATTCCTTG